ATAACTTCCCAGCAAGATATCTCCCTGATAAAGCTCCACCGCCTGTGCTTCGTAGTTCAGGCAGCAGAACAGATCGCCTAAGAAAACACCCGCTCTTCCGGTAAAGCCTTGAGGGAAGATGAGCTGTGCCCGCAGGTGAAGATCGTGAAAACCGCCATAATTTAAGGCAAGCTCTCCGTAGCCTTCCAGCTGTGAGTAAGGACGGTTTTTCCCGAACTCATCCTCCTGCCAGACCTGCCACTCACCGGAAAGGATGGACCAGTAGCTTTCAGGAAGCGGTGGCCGGTCTCTAAAGTCCTCATACCAGATAAGGGCGGAGTCCGCTTTCCTTCTGAGCATTTCAAAAGTAAGCTTAAAGCCCTCTCTTGGAGCCACCATCACGCCGTGTATGTCCTTAAACTTTCTCGGAGACAAAAGGTAACTTGCTTCGCTGACGGATGTTTCTTCGGCAAAAGAACTGCAGACCTTAAAACCGTAAAACTGCACGCCCTTAGCGGCAACCGATACCGTAAGCGTATGTGTTCCGGCAGATAGGGAGACCGCCTTCCATACCCCTTTCCAAAAGGTCGTCCGCCAGTAGGGCCACCAGAGCCTGGGCTCCTCGACAAGAACGCTTGTGCCGTCAAGCGAAAGCCGGACACTGTTTTTATCCCACAGTGGAAAGCCGAGCTTAACGGCCAAATCGTAGCTTCCGGCAGCCGGCACACTGAACTCATAGACGGCTTCTCCGTTATCACCGAGCGTAATCATTCCGTCCGAGATGGAAACAATGCCGGAATAGGAATCAGGCTCTGCATTTCTGTCAACAACGACACCGTCAAAGTTTGTCTTTTGCGTCTTTCCGTAGGAGGTGAGATACCGCCTTCGTTTATAGACTTCACCCATCAAGGGGTAACTGTAATGTTCAGCATCCCGTCCTTCCATGTAGTCATAGACATGCGGAAGGGCAAAGGGTCCCTTGTCATAATCATCCCAGTAAGCAACGATAGGGATTTGAGGAGATGCGGGCACTGTTTCCTTAAATTGATAGTAGCCCGTCATCCAGTTCTTTGCTCCGTAATAGGTATGCGATACGCCCCGGTAGGTGTCGCCTAAGTTTTCCGGCGTGTCATAAATCTGCCAGTTCCAGCCGTAAGCCGGCATGCCGAAATAAATCTTTTCAGGCGGCATCACGGATACGGCATAGTCATAGATACCTTCCAGCCAGTCTCTTGGAGAAACAGGCCCCGGAGCAGAACCCGCCCAGGCCATGCCATAGCTCATAATGGATGCCGTATCACAGTAAGGTGCAAGGTCGCCGTAGACACACCAGTTTTCACCGCCGACCGAGCCTTTCACGCTTGTCATACCGGGAAGGCAGATGTTGATGCGTTTTCTTCCGTCATAGCTTTTAACGGCCTGATAGATATTCTGAAACATCGCTGTGGACTTAGCCGCTGTGGAGTAATCTCCTCCGCCTTCCAGGTCAATATCCACACCATCACACCAGGGATACTTTTCCATGATGCGGATAAGCTCGGATAAAAATATATCCTGAGCACCGTTTGTGTTTTCCCGTATGGCTCTGAAGATGGAATTGTAGCCGTCGTTAGCGACAGTTAAAAGCCAGCGAATATGCGGCCATTTCCTTATATAAGGCATCATGTCCGAGATAGTAACTCCCGTTTCATAGATTTCACCTGTCGCCCGTACCTTAAAAGAAAAAAGACCGATCTGATTGATGCGGTCTCCGTACTTTTCCAGAGCTTCATACATTCTTGCGTTTCCCATAAAGGTCCAGACCATGATTTCTCTGCTTTTTAAGGGGTCAATCAAAACGGCTCACCTCCTTCCTCCATTTGCTGCAAGGTAAAGAGCACTCTCGCGGATTTTCCATCAGGAAGCTCGATCTTGTGCTTAGAATCCCAAGCGGCACTGTATGAATAAAAGCCTTCTTTTTGAAAAGGTTGTCCATTGTTTGTTGTCTTTCTTTCCGATGCGGAAAAGATCAGTTCATCATCCCTTTGCAAAATCTCAGGGAAAAAGGCTCTTTGTCCGCCTGCCGCCTGCAAGATCGTCACACCTTCCATGTCCGATTTTGGATATAGCTTGATATCAATACCTGTTGAAGTCTTCCCAAGATTAAAAAGGATCAGGGTTTCCTGTCCTCGGACGATGCCGTTATACCAGACAGGCTCCTTAGCCACGCCGCCCTCACTTTCTTTTTGAAGCATGATCTCCGTGTGCGGATAAAAGCCCGTCACCCGATCACCTTCCTGAAGCATGAGATCGGTTAGCCAGATGGTACCTGCCATGTCGGTTAAAAGCGGCTTTATTGTCACGGACACGACTCGCTTGTCCTGCTTTTTATTTATGGTCTCAGAGAGCCTGTAAAACTTCTTCATATCATCACCCGTCCAGCGTAAATCGAATCTCGGAAGGGTGCGGCACCCAGCCGGTCGCAAGAGAGCCGCCCTGAAGGAGGATGTCCGTCACAAAGATTTGTCCGGCGCAGTCTGAAATAAAGATACGCACCGTGACGGATTTTAGTTTTGACATATAACCCTTAGGCGCAATGCTGTCTTTTACTTTTCTAAAATAGGCCATCCGCTCACCCCCCTAATAAAGGTCGATAAATCTCGTCTCAACGCTTCCGTCTTCATATTCGATTTCCACTTCCACGCCGACTTGGGAAGTATCCGAAAGTTTCTCCAAGTTTTCCGAAGCGATGGCCAGAGACAAGGTATAGCTTTTACGATTGGAAGGATAGACGGTCTGTGCCATAGACTTTGTAAGTCCTGCCGCACCTTCCGCCTTAAAAGCGGCCGTTCCCGTACCGCCCGTCTCGTTCACGGCTTCAAAGCCGGAATTCAGCCAGTAGGCCATCCCGTCATCCGCGCGAGAGTTTTTCAGATGGTTAAAAGGCACCATATCGGAGATGTTGCCCCCACCAAAAGCGCCTGCCCCTTCCAGGGTATCTGCGATGGTCTCCAGCCTTTCCACGGAAGAACCGAGATTTTTTAAGGTCGTCGACAGCTCCAGCACCGTATTCCAAGGCTCCTGCAGGTTATATTCTCTTCGCACAATCCTTGTCGTAACGGAAATCCCCAGTTCCTTGTCTTCCACCAGGACATAGTCACCCAGCGACCAGGCTTCATGAGAAAAGCCCGTAAGGACGGATAAGTCCATCGCATGAAGGACATAGGAGATTTTCGGTTTGGCATATTGTGCCAATCGCATCGCCGTGAACTCCTTCATCTGGTAGGGATTGGTAAAGGAAGAACAGTCAAGTGTGGAGATGCGCACATCATTTGAATAGGTGAAATCTTCCAGATAGGGCTTGCCGCCGTTGATATCGGAAAAAGTCATCCCCTCCGCTCCTACTGCATACAAGCGTGTCACAAGATTTCTCGTATCTATGACCCGCTCAATACTTTTCATGTTCTTTCTATAGGCAAAAAGCGCACCTGAATCCCTGCCGCTCACCGTATAGAGATGAACGAGCCTGTTGGATGAGTCAAAGACCAGGTCTCCGCCGTGAAGGCTTGCGACAGCGCGAAGGATGGAAAGAGCATTCTTCTCTTGCGATACCCAGGTGCGTTTTGTCTTAACATTGACCGTGCCGACATGCCACTCTGTGCCCTCAAGAGCGTAAGCCATCGCTGTTTCAGCCGTCTCTGCATCAAAGCTTTTTTCTTCTTTGCGGACGCTGAAGGTCAGATCGTAAAACTCCGCTTCGGCATAGACTTCCGTCACGGTGTTTCCCGAAGCGTCCTTGATGTCGTTAATGGTTCTGACTTTATAAATATCATCAACAATTTGAATTTTCTTCTCGTTTTCTAAATAGCTTCTTTTCTCATCTCTGAAGGGAAGCTTGAAGTGGAGCGTATCCTCGCCGTTGACCTCACTTGTGACAATGATGTCGTAGGCGTTTTCCAGAACCGCTTCCCAGGCACCCTCTTTTGTCAAAAGTACGGGCCTTGCAAAGCCCATCTTTTCATAAGGGGCTTTGGGGATATCGTAGATTCTGATATCAAGAAGCTTTGGCGTTTTCTTTGCATCGGTTGTCGTAAGGGTGATGCGAAAGCGGATGTAGTTAGCTGTAGCCTTGATTTTTCCGTCTTCCGGAAGAGCAGTCCATTTACCCCATGTATTAAGGTCGGTGCTTAGGCCAAATTCCACCGCTGAAATATCCGTTACGCCCGCTTCATATTCCTTAGTAATGGCAATCCTTCCTGTACCGGAAAGAGACAGCGGTTTTGCCGTTGTCAAAAGTTCTCCAGTTAAAGGATAGATGCCGTCCGTTTTCTTTAAGAGCACTTTGCCGGGTTCAGTTAATGCATCAACCGATGAAGCACTGTCGCCGCCACTAGCAAAATAAGAGGAGCGAAAGTACTCTTCCAGATCCTGCACGGTAAGTTCTGAATCTGTATCCAAAAACCAGTCGTCAAAGCCGCCTGCATACCAGTAGCTTCCGGCATGCATGCCCATGATGATATCCGCTGTGCATAAGCGGTTCAGTTCACCTGTAAAAGAGTAGGCCTCCGATACCCAGCACTTGCCATCCGACCTGTCGCCTATGACATACTGTGCCGTCCTCACATTCGGTCGAATGATACAGGCAATAAAATAAATCCCGCCGTTCTTAAAAGTAAAGGAAGGAGAGGTCGTCCTGTCTAATATGAGCGAGCCTGCTTCGTTATAGAGCATGACGCGCGGTCTTCCCTGAAAGAAGGAAAGATAAAAGATCGGCTGACCCGGACCGGATCTGGTATTAAAAAGCGGGCAGTAGGTATTCCCGATAGAGTAAATCGTCGGTTTGATCCAGCCGCCGACTAAAATCGTATCGCCGATATTCTGAAAAATGCTGCCGTCATTAGTAAGTTTTAAATAGGACTGTTCCGTTCCCGGATCATGGAGGTTTAACTGGATGTAGTTTCCCATCACGCCTGAGCGAATCCCTGCTGTTGTGCCGCTTCGGTTTATGACTTCCATCTTGCGATTACTGCCGGAGGAATCCATAAGAAACCCCTGATCATCAAAGCTGTCCTCGTTGAAACGCCAAAGACCGGATTTAGCAAGGGCAGCCGGAAACTCACCCGTAAAATCTTCCTGTGATTGAATCGTTAATTTAAGTGCCATGTCATCACCTCCATCGGCTTCGTGCATTGATTTTCAGTTCTGAAAATGTTCCGTTCACAGCCTGAATAAGAACGCTGTTTTCGCCGATCCTAAGCTCCGGAAAGTTCAGCTCCTTGAGATAAGGGAGTGCGTTTCTCAGCACAAGCCCGCTTCCATCTTCCACATAGGCCGTCATCTTCTCCGTGTCGATTACAAGGATCTCTCCCAAGGAAAGCTCTGCATTGATAATCTTCATCTCCACGCCGTTTACAGAGATGGAGATATAGTTTTCCGGGGCTTTCGCAAGACTTCCTTTAAGGAAATAGACAGGCCTTGATGCGATATTTCCAAGGCTTCGTGTGACGAGTGTTTCTCCCGCTTTCGTTATCGTAAAGACCTCATCTTCCAAAGCATAGGCAAAGGGATCGGGGCAATAGAAGGAAAGGTCAAATACTCCTGCTGCACGGATGACTCTTTCGCAGTCCACCTTGTCCTTTAGCCTTGCCATGAAGTAGCGATCCGGCACGTCATCAAAAATCAACTGTTTTAAGCCGTCTACCGGGGAAAGCCAGAGCGCAATCCGGTCTAAGGTTTCTACCAGATCGGAAAAGCGAAGTTTGGGAAAGATGGAACAGGACACCGAGATTTCTCTGGCATCCATATCTGCGCCAAAATCCGCCACGCCGTATTTTCCGGGAATGGAAGCCGAGTAGTTTCTCAGCATGCCTGACACCTGCCAGGAAGTGAGTCGTGCTTTTACATCCATGTCTTTTGATGAAATGTCGTTATAGATAAATCCCACCCTGCATCACTCCTTCCTTTTACGCCGGCGAGAAGCGGCCCTGTGCTCTGGAACCTGCTTCAATGAGGTTATAGAGCTCCTGCGAAACTTTTCGGATATCGTCTTCGCTTCGAACAAACATCTGCTCGATTGTGATCTGTGGAGCAGCTCCTATTGGAGTAACCCCTCTCAAAGCACCGCTTACCGCCGTTTCCGCCTGAACCTGAAAATCAGTCGGCAGCGCCACGCTCATATCTTTTCCGAGCTGACCCATCACATTGTTGATGTCTTCTGCCAAGCCCTCGCTGGCCCTGACCGCGTCGCCGCCTGAGCGTTCAATGGCACCTGCAAGTCCTTCTACCAGCATTTCACCGATCCAGGCCATTTCTTTTGACGGAGAGCTGATGCCAAAGAAGCTCTTGATACCGCTCCAAAGATCGGATGCCCAGCCGGATACCTTGTCCCAGATCCAACCTGCCAGTCCCTTGATACCTTCCCAGAGCCCTTTGACGATATTGCCGCCGACTTCCACGATCTTGAACATAAGAGAGCCAAAGGCACTGACGATGCCCTCAATAATCTGCGGCACCGCCTTTACAATCTCGACGATGATGGTCGGAAGATTCTCGATAAGGGCAACAAAAAGTTCTACCCCTGCCATGATGATCTTGTCGATGTTTCCGGCAAAGGCGTTCACGATGGCGGCTATAATTTCCGGGATGGCCTGCACAATCGTTGTAATAATCTGAGGAAGGGCCTGAATGAGTGCTACCAAAAGATCAATCCCGGCTTCGATGATCTGCGGTATAGAACCTAAAATTGCCGTAATCAGGGCATCAATAATCTGCGGAATCGCCGTCACAATCTGCGTAATAATGTCGGGCAAAGCCTCAATCAGTGCGGTTAAAAGGGTTATGCCTGTTTCAATGATCTGCGGGATCGCTTCCAATAAAAAAGTGATAATCGCTTCAATAATCTGAGGGAGCGCTTCAATCAGGATTGGAATCGCCGCAATCAGACCTTCCGCAAGCCCCATAATCAGCTGCAAGGCCGCTTCAAGAAGGAGCGGCAAATTCTCAATTAAGCCCTGCACAATCGTCACAATCGCTGAAACGGCTGCCGGGATGAGATTTGGCATGGCTTCTCCCAAACCTTGCACCAGTGTTGCTATCAGCAACACCGCCGCTTCAATCAAGAGAGGCAGGTTTTCAATAATGGCATTTATAATCGTCAGGATCGCTTCCACCGCCACCGGGATAAGACTTGGAAGAAGACTCATCAACGTTTCCAAGACCTGTGTGAATAGATCGGTAATCATGGTAAGCAGCGAAGGCAAAAGATCCGAAATCGCTTCAAGGAGCGCCCCTGTCACAGCAGGAAGCGCCTGAATCATGTTCTCGATAACCGGCGTAATGTTGGTAACGACGGTCTTAAAAGCATCAACCACATTCCCTGTCAGCATTTGAATATCGGCATCCGCCCGTCCGAAGCCTACAAGGAGGTTTCCAAAGGCACTTTGCAGGGCATTGATGGAGCCGGTGATGGTCTCTTCCGCCTCCAAGGCCGTCGTGCCTGTAATCCCCAAATTGTCCTGAATGACGTGGATCGCCTGTACTACATCAGCGTAAGAGTCGATATTAAACTCAAGCCCTGAAATCTTCTCGGCATCGGCCAGCAGCCGTTCCATCTCGGATTTCGTTCCGCCATAGCCTAGTTTCAAGTTATCCAGCATGGTGTAGTTCTGCTTGGCAAAGCCCTGATAGGCGTTTTGGATACTGGTCATGTCGGTGCCCATCTTATTGGCGTTATCCGACATATCGGTGATGGCCATATCGGCATATTTCACCGCTTTTTCCGTATCTCCGCCTAAGGACTGGATCAGGCTTGCCGAAAAGCCCGTCACCGTCTCCATATACTCATTAGCGGAAAGCCCCGCCGTTTTATAGGCGTTTGCCGCATAGTCCTGGAGTTTCCCGGACGATTCCTTAAAGAGGGTATCGACACCGCCAACCAGCTGTTCATAGTCGGCAAAAGAAGAAATGACTTCTTTGCCAAGCTTGACAGCGGCAGCTCCGGCAGCAACAACCACGGCTCCCATTGCCGCGCCGATTCCTTTCAATACCGAGCCGAGCTTTCTGAACTTTCCTTCGGATTTATCCGCTGCATCGCCCGCATCTTCTATTTTCTCTCCCATGTCATCAGCGCTGTCTGTGACATCATCCATTTCTTTATCCATGTCGGAGAGAGATTTTTCCGCATCATCGTAGTTTTTGCCGGCTTCTCTTAGAGCTTCGTTATTGTCATTTAGCTCCTGCTCCATACCGTTCAATGCCGCCTTGGCATTGTTCAGCTGGATTTGCCAGTTCTGCGTCCTTCTGTCGTTTTCACCAAAGGAAGCAGCGGCATTATCAAGAGCCGCCTTCAAGGTTTCAATCTTTTGTTTCTGTGCTTCAATCTCTTTATTAAGGACGCTGTTTCGTGCGGAAAGAGCCTGCACGGATTTGTCGTTCTTAGAAAACTCGGAGGTGATAAGCTTCATCTCCGAGCCTAAAACCTTAAAGGATCGGTTAATGTCGGCAAGGGCCTTTTTAAATTCTCTTTCACCCTCAAGGCCAATCTTTAAGCCGAAATTATCTGCCATGAGCTGCCTCCTTTCTATCAAATTCCATAGGGGATCACGTCATCAATCAAAAGCTCCTGCTTCGGTTTGGAAAGCCCGCGATACTGTCTGTCACATTCAATAAGGTCTAAGAGCAAAGAAAAGGGCATGAGCCAGACTTCATCCTGCGAAAGATAAAGCCGGCTCAGCCCGAAATACAAAAGCCGGGTAAATAAGGCTTCACCCTTTACCCGGCTTCCGGGTTTTTTGAGTCCGTCTCGCTTTCAATATTTCGCTTGGTCGCCTTTAAAAGAGCGTCCGTAATGGCATCCTTGTATTCCGCAAGATCCAAAGGAGAGGTCAAAAGCTCCACTTCCTCCTCGGTGAGAAGTTCTTTTGTGTCGTTCTTGTTTTTCAGGTTATGGATTAAGATCGGCTGATTGGCAAGCAGCGTAATCAGCCAGATGATCTCTCCCAAAGCCATCTCGAAGTTCTCCGCCTTCATAAGCTTGTCGCCTAAGTTTTCAAGACCGCCGTAGCGTCCTGCGATTTCTTTGGTCGCCCTGGTCGTAAGAAGAAGTTCATACTCTTTTTCACCGACTTTAATCTTTGTCATATATTCCTGATACATATAAGCATCCTCCTTATGGGGCAACCGGCGTAAAGACCGGCTCATAGACGGATGTGTACCAGCCTGTGATGACTTCAGGGGCTACCCCCTCATCGCCTTCCGTCACTTCCGCCTTCCAAGGGTGTCTTCCTTCAGCGTCCGCCTTGTTTCTTCGCATGATCGTGCCTTCAATGGTCGGTGTGGAAAAGGTGATCGAGTCGCCCTTCGTTTCAAGGTTTGTAGCGGGTATGCCGAATTTCACCCGGTAAAGCCAAAAATAGCGATAATTGCCATTTGATTTCTTTGCGCGAAAACCGATAGCGACAGGAAGACCCCCGTCTTCAGACGAGGAAATCAGGACTTTGTTTGTGTCGATAACAGCTCCCGTAAGATCGGATGCCGCCTGACTTCCAATATCGTCCACACCGAGGGAGAGCGTCCCTGTTTTAAACTCTTTTACAATCTCCGATGCACCGTCATCGGCATAAAGAATCGCTTCCGCCAGCTCCACCGACAGCTCCGCCGTGATGGCTTTTGCCAGCTGTACGGGCGTGTCGTAGGTTTCCATACCGGAAGCATCCTCCGTAATTTTTGCATAATACAATTTATCCAGGCCTATTGTTGCCATAGTGATTCCTCCTTATCGGACGTATTCTTTCGCCACGTCCAGGCTGTAATGGTAGTATCCCGTGTCTTCTTCAAGGTCTAAAAACCTCCGTTCCGTGATGATAAAATCCTGCTCAAGCAAAGCGTCCGTCAACCGCCTTTTCCAAAGAAGATAGTTTTCCTTGCAAAAAAGTGAGATGCGGATTTCTTCCGTTTCCACCAGCGGCTTATTGTCGGCATAGAAGAGTAAATCGTCATAAAGCGGTGTAAAGACCAGATAGGTTTCAGGAGCCTTCTTTTCAAAGGTCACGGCTCCCGAAGGAAGCCTTAAGCCTTCCGCTATTTGTTTTAGTTCTGCCAATGCACTCATAGATCAAGCTCCTTTTTTAATGTTTCTTCCATCGCTTGAACGGCAGGCTTTCTCGCTTTTCTTCGTGCCGGCTTCATCCAGGGCTTTGCTTTCTGACCGGATTTTCCGTACTCCAAGACCTGAGCTTTCAGTGCATTCGGCACGCCTTCCCGGTCAATAGAGTCTCCGACACCTACCCGGATATTCCACTCGCCGTTTCGATCCTGCAAAGCCGGGGTGATGCCAAGGCTTCTTAAAAGATCGCCCTTGGAGCGGGAAGGGTACTTGGTATCTTTTCCGATCCGGCCTTCAAGGTTTGCTTTCATCGCCGAGAGCACGACCTTGCCGCCGCTTTGTAAAATCTTAGGAGCGGCTTTATCAAAACGGTCACCGAGTTTTGAGAGCTTATCCAAGAACTCATTCGGCATTTTCATTTCGCATTTAGCCATCCTTTACCACCCCTTCCGTATCGACTCTTTCAGCCAAAATCTCCCAATAGAGCCCTTTTCTTCGGATGTCTTCCACGGAGAGAATGTTGTGCCTGCCGTCTTCCGTCACCACGACGCATCGGGTATCGAGTGTGATACCGGGAATTCGCCTGATTCTAAAAAGCGTCGTTGCTGTCGAAAAAAGACTTCGATTCTTCCAGGTCTCACTCCCGTAGCGGTCTTCCCGGTAAGCTCTGACACTTGCAAGAAAGACGTCTCGCTCCACCGGAAAGCCGTCCGGATCCGTTTCCTGCTCCACACGAAAAAGCTCAATAAAGTGATTTAGTTTAATGCTCATAGGATCACATCCTTATCGCCCTGAAGAAGAGTTTTAACCGTCTCCCAGACCTGCCGTGCGGCTTCAGGAGAATCGGAAAAGAAGCCGGCCGTTGAACCGTCTCTTGATTCATAGAAGAAACTTGCAAGGACGATCACAGCCTGCTTGGTACTCTCCGTCATTGGGTGTGTAAGATAATAATCCGGCCCTTTTTTCTGGTATCCCTCTGCATAGGAAATCGCAGAGGAGAGGCAGCGGAGCATGAGGGGATCGTCCGCATCATGCTCCACCACCAGATTTTCTTTTAACGGATAAAGAAGATCCTCTGCGTTCATCTATATCCTCCTTATACGCCGGCTTTCATCTGTAAAAGCTTCACGCTCTCAGGCAGGATGAGTTTTCCGTCCACCCGCTGTGTCGCCTTAAAGCCGACTTGACCCGTTGCGGCAAAAAGCTCGTTTAATCTTTGGAAAGACCTGCCTTGACGATCGGCAATCCAGTAATAGGAGAAGTCGCCTAACGCAATCGCAAGAGCTCCCGCTTCCGCTAAGGGCGCAAAGCTTGACGTGTAGACCGGACGATTGAGGATGGTATCCGGCGTACCTGCCGTCAAGGCCGGCTGCCAGAGATACTGCCCGGTCGTGTCTTTCAGCTTTCGAATGAGCTTCACCGTCGCATCGTTCATGATGAAGACGGCATTTTTCCTGTACGGTGCACGAAGCGAATAGAAGAGGTCAATCAGCTCATCGGCTGTCACTGCCTTGTCCGAAGCGGCTGTAACGCCCACTTCACCTCCGCCCGTAGTTTGGAAAACGCCTACAGGTTTACCCACACCGTCACCGATGAGGAAGGCTTCCTCTTCTTTAGAACCCATGCGTCTGCCGAACTCTTTCGCAATATAGCTTTCAAGGTCAAAGACCGAATCGTTTAAGAGCTCTTCGGAGACTTTCAGCATGGTCGCCAGCTTATAGGCGCCGATGGAGACCTGACCGAAGGCGGGATCGGATTCCGGGATAGCCGCTTCCTCATCCACCCAGCTGGCCGTGCCTTTCGTCGCAACAACAGGGATTTTGCGGTCACCGGAAGAAGTCTGGATGACATGAGCAAGCTGTCTGAAGATGTTTTCTTCTTCCAGAGCTTCTACCAGAGTCCTTTCAAATTCATCCGGGGCCAGATAACCGCCCTCGGAGTCGGTGCCGACCTGCAGGGCATTGGTAACAGGGGCATTCTTCTTTCGCATAAGGTTCCAGAAGTCCCTTTGATAAGCGTCACTTCCTCTGCCGGTCTTGTCTTCCTTGTCCTGCATGGGGTTTCCCACCACCGGACGGCTGATCGCTTCAGCAAGCTTCATGTCCATGTCTCTTTGGCGTTCGAGCCTGTCGATTTCTTTTCCGAGGTCTACAACTTCCTCTTCCATCTTTTCGTAAGCCGCCGTGTCTTCTGCTGAGACGATGCCTTTCTCGTCTCGCTTGTCCTCTAAAAAGGTCTTAGCCTTTTCCCAGGTTTCAAGGCGCTTATTTCTCAGTTCCTGAATTTTGTTCATTTCTTCGTCCTCCTTAATGACGTAAAAGTTCGAGCCGTTTTGTAAGCTCTTTGTATGTCGTACCTGTTTCTTCCAAGTTGTCCGCTTCTTCATCGGACCCCGTTTCTCCCTCTTTCTTTGCTAAAACCGCATCGGCACTGATCTTGTTTAAGACCGTGCTCATCATCTTTCTTGCGGCAAAAGCCATACCTTCCTGAGCTTCTTCATCCGCTTCCTCCTCTTCATCATCGCCGGTGAAAAGAAGGCGGTCACAAAAGCCGAGTTCCTTTGCCTTCTTTGCATTCATCCAAGTCTCGTCATCCATCAGGCGAGAGATTTTATGCCTGGAAAGCCCGGTTTTGAGTTCATAGGCGTTAATGATGGATTCTTTGACTTCGTCCAAGATGTCCAGTGCCTTTTCCATCTCGTCTTTCCAGCCGTAGGCGGAAGTTTCGGGATTGTGAATCATCATCATGGAAGAAGGACTCATCAACACCTCACCGCCCGCCATCGCAATGACGGAAGCGGCAGAAGCGGCAATGCCCTCGATTTTCACCGTGATTTTGCCTTTGTGATCCATGAGCATGGTGTAGATCTGTGATGCCGCAAAGACATCGCCGCCGGGCGAATTAATCCACACCGTCATATCTCCCGGATGACTTTCCAGCTCCGATAAGAAAAGAGCCGGTGTGACTTCATCGCCAAACCAGCTCTCTTTTGCAATCGGACCGTCCAGTCTCAGGATGGTTTCTTCCTTTGGATCTCCTCTTTGAAAGACCCAGAATTTACGTTTCTCCATCTCTTTTCACCTCCTTGCCGGAAAAGATGCCGGCATCTTCAAGTTTCGTCATGTTGCCGTTGATCAAGTACAGATCGCCTCCTTCTTCTTTTGGTATGAGATTCATGTTTTCAAGCCGCCTGATGTCGTTGGCGCTCATCCAGCCGTTTTGCCTTGCCGTCGCATAGCCTCTCATCCGGCTTTCATAGTCGCCCCTTAAAAGCCCGTCGACATTGAACTCAATGAAATAACGCTGTCTTTCAGCGGGATATAAAAGAGCCTTGTTCATGGCCTGCTCGAGCCGTACCAGCCAGGGTCTTATCGTGTGAACGACAAAGCTGATGGACTGGTGTTCGATATTGGAAAAGGTCGCCTTGTCGAGGTCTGCCACCAGGTGTGGCGGCACTCGGTAGATACGGCAGATTTCTTCCGTCTGATACTTTCTTGTTTCAAGAAACTGTGCTTCATTCGGCGGAATCCCAATCTGCTTATAGGTCATGCCTTCTTCCAAGACAGCGACTTTGTTGGCGTTTCCCGAGCCTTTAAAAAGCTCGTTCCAGCTTTCTCTGACCTTGGACGGGTCTTTAAGCGTGCCGGGATGTTCCAAAATACCGCCAGGAGCGGCCCCGTTTTGAAAGAAGCTCGCACCGAACTCCTCGGTTGCCATCGACATGCCGATAGCGTTTCTGGCCATCGCAATCGGTGAGTAGCCCACCAGTCCGTCAAAGCCAAGCCCGGGGATATGGAGAATTTCTTCTCTTCGAAAAGCAATGTTACTCATCCCGCTTTGGTAAAGATAGATGAGTTCGTCCGTCTCCGCCCGGCTGACCTGCATCTTGTCCGGCATCAAAGGATAAAGCCCGATGATTTCGCCATGCCCGTTTCTTACAATCTGGGCATAGGCATTGCCCCATAAAAGAAGATGGGTCATCAGGGTTTCCCGGAAGATGAAGGATGTCATTTCCGGATTGGGGCTGTCGTGCAAAAGAAAATACAAAGGATGCAGTGTATCCCGCCTTTTTCCTTCCTCGACATGACGGTAAAGGTGCAAGGGTAGACTCGCAACAGTCTCAGAGATTACCCTGACACAGGCATAAACCGCCGCCGACTGCATGGCATTTTTCTCCGTCACCTGCTTTCCGGAAGAAGACGGGGCAAAGAAAAACCGGAACACCGACGGTTTGGTCAGCTCCGGCTTATCCCTGCTTTTGAATAGGTTCTTTAAAAGTCCCAGAGGACATCACCTCCTTATCGTTTCTAAAAGAGCAGCAAGCCCCGCTCATCGTAAACTGAGCCGAGGTCGCTTCCCTGATTTCGGATCGCCCGGTCAAGCGCCATGATGAGTGCCACCGCACCGTCAATCCGTTCGGTCGATTTTTCCTTGTCCGGCTTAATGTTTCCGGCAGGATCAGTTCTTACGAAAATATTATCCACGCACCAGCGAAGGACAGGATGTCCTCCGTGAGCAAGTTTTTCTTCCAAGACCAGCTTCATCAGCTCCTTGGTCGGAGGGCTCATATCCTTATAGCCCTGGCCGAAGGGAACGACGGTAAAGCCCATATCCATGAGGTTCTGGCTCATCTGCACCGCACCCCAGCGGTCAAAGGCGATCTCTTTGATGTTGTACTTCATACCGAGGTCTTCAATAAACTGTTCAATAAAGCCGTAATGCACGACATTTCCTTCGGTCGTAAGAAGAAAGCCTTCTTTTTCCCAGATGTCATAGGGCACATGATCCCGGCTGACCCGAAGCGAGATATTTTCTTCCGGTATCCAGAAAAAGGGAAGAACATAGTAGGGCTCGTCTTCCGTTTCCGGAGGAAAGACCAGGACAAAAGCCGTCAGGTCTGTGGTGCTTGAGAGGTCAAGCCCGCCGTAACAGACGCGGCCTTCAAGTTTTGTCTCATCAACCGCTACATCACAGGCATCCCACTTTTCCATCGGCATCCAGCGGACGGATTGCTTCACCCATTGATTAAGCCTTAATTGACGGAAGATGTTTTCTTCCGCCGGGTTCTGCCTTGCACTGTTGCAGGCGATCCTCAGCTTTTCAATATCGACGGTAATGCCAAGAGAAGGGTTGGCCTTTTTCCAAACCTTCTCATCCGTCCAGTCTTCCTCCTCATCCGCTCCGAAGATGACAGGATAAAAGCTCGGATCCCGTTTTCTTCCTGCAAGGATATCCTCCGCCTTTTGATGGACTTCCCAGCAGATGGAGTGCCTGTCCGTTCCTGCTGTTGTAATCAGAAAGTAGAGCGGCTGTTTTCTGGCATCGCCCGATCCTTTGGTCATGACATCGTAGAGCTGACGGTTCGGCTGAGCGTGAAGCTCATCAAAGACCACCCCGTGAACGTTAAGGCCGTGCTTGGTATAGGCTTCTGAGGACAAGACCTGATAGAAGCTGTTTAAGGGTTTATAGATAAGCCGCTTTTGCGAGATCAAAGGCTTGATGCGGGCTTTCAGCGCAGGATTTTGTTCCACCATCTGCACCGCCACATCAAAGACAATGGATGCCTGCTGGCGATCAGCGGCACAGCCGTAAATCTCACCGCCGTGCTCGAAGTCGCCGCAGGTAAGGTAAAGGGCAATAGCTGCCGCAAGTTCAGACTTGCCTTGCTTCTTTGGAATCTCCACATAGGCCGTATTAAACTGCCGATAGCCGTTCGGCTTCAAAATGCCGAAGAGGTCTCTTACGATTTGTTCCTGCCAGTCAATCAGCTCGAAAGGTCTGCCGTACCATTCGCCTTTGGTATGTTTCAAAAGACTGATAAAGGTAACGGCGCGGTCTGCCGCATCTTTGTCGTAATGGGAGGAGGGAAGCTTAAATCTTGTCGGTTTGTATTGTTCTAGTTTTCGCATCCAAGCCTCCTTTACGCATAAAAAAACGACCCCTAAGGCCGTACCACGAGCAAAAGCCCCATAAGGGCTGATGCTTTTTGTTTTTTCTTTCAATTAGTCCTGCTTAAAGCACCACTTGATGGCATGACCGCTGTCAGGAAAACTCTCATCAGCTTCTTTGATCAGTGAAAGCATTGCTTCAATCCTGCTCGGAGCATCTTCCAAATCCACCATTTCGTAAATCATCGCGGTATATTTGCCGTAGCGGTTCATGTCTGTTACAAAAACCCGCTCTTTCCATTGCACTATGGCACCGTAGCTGGGGCTGATCTTCATGGCCTGTTTTTCAATCGTTGTAAACTCTCTCATTTCTTCAGGCTCCTTTTAAGGTACTCATTCCAGCTGATTTTGCCGTCTTCATAGTCTGCTTTTGCAGGATCCTTTTCTCTTTCTAAACGCTTCTTTTCGTTTCTTCGTCTCGTTGCTTCTAAAAAGGTCTGTCTCTTCAGTTCTTTGTTTGTCGTGGTCTTTTCCTCCTTCGTTTTTGTACGTACATATTCGCTCTAAAAGAAGAATAAGCCAAGTCATAAAACCCTTTATTTACAAGGTTTTCAGGGATATTTAGCACAAAGATACACCTCTTTATTTGTCACTGACCGACAAGTATTTCTCATCACCCGTAAAGATAAACTTTGAATACCTGTTTCGGTGTTCTTCGATGAAAATCACAAGTTCGTAAAAATTCATCTCACTAGCGATGTGCTGCACCGTGCGGCTGTCCAGCATATTGGTCTTTCCGCTGTCACGGACGGCTATAATCTGTTCTTTTAAGCTCATCGGTCAATCCTCCTTACCAAGTCTTCACCGTAGACGACATTCAGCCCCGAGCCGTTATCCCAGCTGACTAAAATGCTTCCGATATCATCCACGGCAAGGACTGTGCCTTTTGTTCCGACAGGAGGTGCCTGCGGGTCGTCCATCTTTAAAAGCTCCACTCTGGCTCCCTTCGGATAGGATTTTCTTAAACCCTCAAGAGCATATTTGTTAAGCGTTCTCATGAGCATCCTCCTTGAAGTATCGGTGGGAAGAAGAACCGCTTAGGTGCTGCAAGAGCATCTTTCTTGCTTCCTTGTACTCGTCTCCGATGTAGCCGAGCCTTAAGAGAAAGCAGCGGAAGCTGTACTTTTCGTTATCCGTCACGGTTTCTCTTTCCAGAACTCTTTTTTGCTCTTTGGCCATCTGGCAGAGCTTGGAGACAAACTCCGTATAGACTTTTGCTTCGTCAGCTCCAAGGATGCGGTCAAACCAGGGAAAGTCCACCGTCTCGATGTTTCGTTCTGCTGTGGTGCGGTCGGCGTTCA